GCAGACGTACCAATACCAGGTCAGTCTGCAGCGGCGCCGACAGCCGTGCAATTGCCACCAGCAAAACCGGTTTTAGACGTCATCGTAGACTCTGAAGCTCCGGCCACGTTTTTCGCCCGTCCGAAACGCATCCGCTGGGTCTCCCCTGATTTTCTTACCTGGGTAAAGACTCAACCCTGTATGTGCTGCGGGCAGCCCGCCGATGATGCTCACCATCTGATTGGCTGGGGCCAGGGCGGCGTCGGTACAAAGGCTCACGATATTTTTACGATCCCACTTTGCAGAAAACATCACCGGCAGTTGCATGAAGATCCGCTGGCATTCGAACGTGAACACGGCACCCAGCCTGTGCTGATTATTAAATTGCTGGACCGGGCTTATGCGCTCGGTGTACTGGCGTAAGGAGAAAACATAATGACACCACGTCAACGCCGGCACCATCGTGCAGGATTAGAAACCGTCTCGAAGGCAACGCGAAAAAGCTGGCTGGGTCGATTTACCCCACTCAGTGGAATTCAGTCTGCCTGGATTAAATCTCTGCTCACCGTCTGGGGGGAGGGGGTACGCGGTGGAATGGCCCCACGAAAACCAACTGAACAATCATGCTGGCGGGCATTAAAGGGAGGACGATGGTCAGATAAAGTACTGGAGCGCTTTACGGCCGCCATCGAGCAGGCTCGCCGGGAAGGGTTTGGCGGGCCACAGGCTTTAAATCGTGCTCGTTCTATTTTATGGCCCCAGCCCACTACCAGCCTGATAGATACCGCCATACATGATGACGACGTAGAGTTTATAGAGAAGTGTGTACTGGAAGCGTTTGAAACAGGCGATCCGGTCTATACCGTTGGCGTCAGCTATTATACCACGCGGAAAAACATCACTGATATTACGCGCGAATTACAGCTGGTGGCACCTTGGTTAACGGACGGAGAAGCGAGAAAGCGTGTTCGCTGGTGCCTTGAGATATTCAGGGCAAAAGCGTTTCTTTCAGTGAAGCGAGAAATTCATAAGAATTAGCAAAAAATGCTGTTTTTCATTCGGGGTATTGAAAACGGGCCAGGAAATTAGATAATTCATTCATGCTTGGCAGAGCTGCGCCACTCGGCAGCGACAAAAAGCGACAATTTGAATATAACGAGAACCCCGCCAGCGCGGGGTTTTTGCTTTCTGGCGATCCGACAGGGGTATTCGCGAGATGCATTGCATCAGTACCCCTGTCACATCGTCGTAGAGCGACAACCAAAAACCAATCCCTCTACCTTGGGACCCTTACGGCTACCGTGCCGTCGCTTTTACCCTTGGTATTCCTTCCCGCCTTGTGCGGGTTTTTTATTTGTGCCGCCAGAACGTCATTCACTTTGTACTTTGTCGTAAATCCATCTGGCGGCCATTCATACAGGCCCACTGTCTGACGGACTCATAACCCAATCCGGGCAGGTTAAAGAGCGTGGGATTCCTAACCCCGCACTCTCTAACAGGGCCGCCTATTCCTTTCTCGCACAGCACCCCGTTAAACCGGAGGTGAAACAATGGCAAATCGTATGCAAGACAAAGAGAGCATGGCCGGAATAACCTGGCTGGCTCTGCTGATCATTGCAGGTTGGGGCGGCCTAGTCCGATTCCTGATGGATGTGAAGCAGGGTAAAGCGAAATGGAGCTGGATAAATGCTCTTGCGCAGATCGTCGTTTCGGCATTTGCCGGGGTTATTGCTGGGTTAATAAGTATCGAAAGCGGGGCAAGCATTTACATGATTCTGGCATCTGCTGGGGTTAGTGGTGCAATGGGTTCTGTAGCCCTCACGTATTTCTGGGAGCGTATTACCGGAGTGAAAGCGCAATGACAGCAGATCAAATTATCGAGGGAATTCTCGGCAAAGAAGGGGGTTATGTTAACAACCCGAATGATAAAGGTGGCCCTACGCGCTGGGGTATCACGCAGACCACCGCCCGAGCATATGGCTATGCCGGCGATATGAAGGCGTTACCACGGGACACAGCCAAAGCCATTTACCTGTCGCAATACTGGATCGAACCGAAGTTTGACCGAGTAGGTGAGTTGTCGCCAGCAATTGCACAGGAATTGTGTGATACAGGTGTAAACATGGGGCCTCGTGTAGCCAGTACATTCCTGCAGCGCTGGTTATCGGCGCTGAATATGCAGGGCAAGCTATATCCGGACCTGAAGCCGGACGGCGCGATCGGCAACATCACCATCGCCGCACTGAAAAGTTACCTGGCAGTTCGCGGCAAAGATGGCGAAACCACATTACTGAAAGCGCTGAATTGCAGCCAGGGAGCTCGCTATCTTGAGTTGGCCGAAGCGAGGCCGGCTAACGAAGCGTTTCTATACGGCTGGGTTAAAGAACGGGTGAACCTATGACGATGATTATTTTTGCCCTGCTGGCGCTGGTGGTCGTGCTCGTTCTGTTGCTACTGCGCAAATATTCCCGCTTGGAGTTTGTCGCGCACTCCCGGCTGCTGCTGAAAACCTGGTCGGTAAGGTTCGGCGCAGTTGGTGCGTTGGTTGGTGTATGGGCTCAATCATTCCCGGACGCTGCTCTTCATGCCTGGGGGATGCTGCCGCCGGATATCAAAGATATTCTGCCTGCCAACATTGTGGCGATGATTAGCCCGGCGCTAGTGGTGCTCGCCATCCTCTCTCAATACGTTAGACAGCCAAAGCTGAAAGAAAAAGCCGATGAGCAGCAGGAGCCGCAATGAGCCTTGAGTATATCGGCGGTATGGTAGTCGTTCTGCTTGGCTTAATTGCCGCTGCATTTGGCATCGGTCATGCTCGCGGGACCAGTATAGCCGAAGCGAAATCCAGTCAGCAGCGAACCGAAGAGAACGCAGCCGCCAGCGTCGCCGTGGCGGAACGTAAAGCAGAAGCCACGAAAGGGGCCAGCGATGTTGAAGAGAGCGTTAAGCGTATGGGTGATGACGATGTTGATCGCGAGCTGCGCGAAAACTTTACCCGCCCCGGTAGTCGTTGATACTTCCTGCTACTGGGTAAAAATCATCTACCTGACAGACCATGATATCCATGTACTCGACCGTCAGACAAAGCGCGACATTCTTGCGCATAATAAATCCGTGCAAGCTAATTGCCCGCGGCTTAACCCCATTGAGGGATAAAATAACTGTAGCTATTTCTTAATGCATTTTAGCCGGGTACGATGGGCTTCTTTATTCGAAATGGAAGGTGAAAATGAAGAAGATAATAAGTGCGTTGAGTTTAGTTTTATTGGTCGGCTGCGCTACTGTGGGTAAGGATTTTCCTGATCAGAGTGTAGCTTCTTTGCAGAAAGGAGTCACTTCAGAGCAGACTATCCTGGCAACATTTGGTAAGCCTGCATATATCACCTCTGATTCTGATGGAAATAAAATATACACGTGGACCTACGCTCATGCTACTGCGTTCAGCGTAGCCAAAGGTAAGGCCTTAGTGATCAAAATAAATAAAGAAGGGATGATGGATTCTTATACTGTCAGCGCAACCCAGTAGTTAAGTATGAGTGATACATCTAGCCTCGCACTTGCGGGGCTTTTTAATATCTAAATAAATGAGGTATGACATGGTAGAAATCACTGAAGCGGAACAGATCCGCCTTAATCTGCTTTCCACTCTGAACTATGACACAGCTGCAACAAAAGCTGCAGTCTCATTTGTTCAGGACAGTCCTCTGAAATATCAACTTTTCATCCAGCAATACAGCCGTGTTACCTCAGAAACCGAAGTGGTAGCAAAGACGATGAAAGCGGTACAGGAAGCCAATGAGGCATTGGCGCTGTTTGATCTCAGTACTGATGTAACTGATTAACTTCTTTGAGAACTATTCACGTTGTATCAGGCATTCAATGAAATGCTATTGATAATCATTATCTTCTGGGTCCTTTCCGGCAGTTCGGCACGCTACGGGGCGGCGACCTCGCGGATTCCCGCTACATATGAGAATTTTTGTGTTTAAGGCGTTTCCGTTCTTCTTTGTTGTAACTCTCTGTTTATCAAGGTTATGGAACCTAAAAAGAAAGGAAGATAACAGCCTTTTCCCTGCTTAGGACATCCATGATCGTTTCCGTACCCCGTTTTCGCTCAAGGAGTGCGTATGGAGGTGAACAAAAAACAGCTCTCGGAAATTTTCGGTGTCAGTATCCGTACGATTCAGAACTGGCAGGATCAGGGCATGCCGTTTACGCGCGGTGGCGGCAAAGGTAACGAAGTTCTTTACGATTCCGCTGCCGCGATTAAGTGGTATGCCGAGCGCGATGCTCAAATAGAAAACGAAAAGCTGAGAAAGGAAGTGGAAGAGCTCCGCAAAGCTGGAGAATCCGATCTGCAGCCTGGCACAATAGATTATGAGCGCTATCGTCTGACGCGGTCGCAGGCTGATGCCCAGGAGTTAAAAAACGCCAAAAGTTCTGCTGAGGTGGTGGAGACCGCATTCTGCACGTTCGTGCTTTCACGCGTGGCCGGCGAAATAGCCAGTATCCTGGATGGGATCCCCCTGTCGGTGCAGCGGCGGTTTCCTGAGCTGGAGAATCGACATATTGATTTCCTTAAAAAGGACGTAATCAAAGCCATGAACAAGGCAGCTGCGCTGGATGAAATTATACCGGGGTTGCTGAGTGAATATATCGAACAGTCAGATTAAGGGGCTGCAGTCATCCGCGCGCGCCGGGCTGCGTTCACTCTATCGCCCGGAGCCGCAAACGGCAGTGGAATGGGCAGACAATAATTATTACTTGCCTAAAGAGTCAGCATACCAGGAAGGTCGATGGGTTACGTTGCCTTTCCAGCGCGCAATAATGAATGCGATGGGGAATGACTACATACGGGAGGTGAACGTTGTTAAATCTGCCCGTGTTGGTTACTCGAAGATGCTGTTGGGGGTCTATTCCTATTTTATTGAGCATAAGCAGCGAAATTCCCTTATCTGGCTCCCGACCGACGGCGATGCCGAAAACTTCATGAAGTCGCATGTTGAACCAACGATCCGTGATATTCCCGCGCTGCTGTCGCTGGCGCCGTGGTATGGGAAAAAGCATCGCAATAACACGCTCAGTATGAAGCGATTCTCTAACGGTCGTGGTTTCTGGTGTCTCGGCGGTAAGGCGGCCAAGAACTACCGTGAGAAATCTGTCGATGTTGCCGGGTACGACGAACTGGCGGCATTCGATGAGGACATCGAGAAGGAAGGTTCGCCAACATTTCTGGGTGATAAGCGAATCGAGGGTTCTGTCTGGCCCAAATCGATCCGCGGATCTACTCCCAAAATTCGTGGAACCTGCCAGATTGAGCGAGCTGCCAGCGAATCGCAGCATTTTATGCGCTTCCATGTTGCGTGCCCTCACTGCGGGGAAGAGCAATACCTCAAGTTCGGCGATCGGGAAACACCTTTTGGTTTTAAATGGTCTCCTGGTGAGCCTTCCAGCGTTTTTTACCTGTGCGAGCATAGTGGGTGCGTCATTAAGCAACAAGAGCTGGACTTTACCAATGCGCGCTATATCTGCGAGCGAACTGGCATCTGGACGGGCGACGGCCTTAACTGGTTTTCTTCATCCGATGGAGAAATAGATCCGCCAGACAGTGTGACCTTCCATATCTGGACAGCCTATAGCCCGTTCACCACCTGGGTGCAGATTGTAAAAGAGTGGATTAAGACCAAGGGTGATACAGGCAAACGTAAAACCTTCACCAACACCACCCTCGGGGAAACCTGGGAGCCGAAAATTGGTGAACGGCCTGATGCCGATCTTATCGAAGAGCGAAAGGAACTCTTTGCTGCCGCCGTGCCGGATCGCGTTGTCTATCTGACCGCCGGGATTGACTCGCAACTTGATCGTTACGAAATGCGTACCTGGGGCTGGGGACCAGGCGAAGAAAGCTGGCTGGTGGACCGACAGATAATCATGGGGCGTCATGATGACGAGCAGACCCTTAAACGTGTAGATGAGGCGATCAATAAGACCTATAACCGTCGCAACGGTGCAGAGATGGGTATTTCCCGCATCTGCTGGGATATCGGGGGTATTGACCCCACGATCGTTTATGGTCGTTCGAAAAAACACGGCCTTTTCCGTGTAATCCCCATCAAAGGTGCTTCTGTATACGGCAAACCTGTGGCGAATATGCCGCGTAAACGTAATAAAAACGGGGTATATCTGACGGAGATCGGCACCGATACGGCGAAGGAGCAAATTTATAACCGATTAACCCTCATTCCGGTAGGTGATGAGCCAATGGCCGGCGCCGTTCATTTTCCTAACAATCCCGAAATATTCGACCTGACCGAGGCTCAGCAACTGACTGCGGAAGAACAGGTTGAAAAATTGGTAAACGGCGAGAGGAAAATACTTTGGGACAGTAAGAAACGCCGTAATGAGGCGCTGGACTGCTTTGTCTACGCGTTGGCAGCTCTGCGGATAAGTGTCTCCCGCTGGCAGCTGAATCTTGAGTCTCTTCTGGTAAGCATGCTGGAGGACGAACACACCTCTAAACCGAAAAAGACCCTGGCAGATTATGCCCGGGCATTAGCCGGAGATGAATAATGGCAACACAGTCTGAACTGGACAGTGCCCGCGCCGCACTTCATGACCTGATGACAGGGAAACGCGTTGCGACGGTACAGAAAGATGGCCGCCGCGTGGAGTTTACTGCCACGTCAGTAGCTGATTTGAAAAAATATATTGCCGAACTTGAAGTTGAGATTGGCATCACCAGTCGCCGGCGCGGGCCAGCAGGATTTTACGCATGAAATCACCAGCACTTGTTGGGCCCGACGGTAAAACATCGCTCCGGGAATATGCCGGATACCATGGTGGGGCTGGTGGGTTTGGTGGCCAGCTGCGTGCGTGGAATCCCCCCAGTGAAAGTGGTGATGCCGCGCTTCTGCCAAACTTCCGGCGTGGAAACGCCCGCGCAGAAGATCTGGTACGTAATAACGGGCTGGCGGCGAATGCGGTACAACTGCACCAGGATCATATCGTTGGTTCATTTTTCCGTCTTAGTCACCGGCCTGCCTGGCGCTATCTGGGGATCAGCGAAGAGGATGCGCGCGCGTTTGCGAATGAGTGTGAGGATGCATGGAAAGAATACGCAGAGGACGACCATTGCTTTATTGATGCCGAACGTAAACGCACATTCACAATGATGATCCGTGAAGGGGTGGCCATGCACACTTTTAACGGAGAGTTGTTTACTCAGGCGACCTGGGATACCAGCCCGGACAGGTTATTCCGAACGCAGTTTAAGATGGTCAGTCCTAAACGGATAAGTAATCCAGGCAATCAAGGCGATACCAGCAACTGCCGGGCAGGAGTAAAGATTAATGATGCTGGTGCCGCCCTGGGTTACTACGTCAGCGAGGATAACTATCCGGGATGGATGGCTCAGAAGTGGAATTATATTCCGCGTGAACTACCGGGCGGGCGCACGGCCTTTATCCATGTATTTGAACCTATGGAAGATGGACAGACAAGAGGGGCGAATCAGTTTTATAGCGTTATGGAGCAAATGAAAATGCTCGATACGCTGCAAAACACCCAATTGCAAAGCGCCATCGTCAAGGCAATGTATGCCGCCACTATTGAAAGTGAAATGGATACCCAGACGGCGATGGACTTTATCCTCGGTGCGGACAATCCGGAACAGACTAAAAAGCTGACCGGGTGGCTGGGGGAAATCGCGACTTATTATGCGGCTGCGCCGGTCAGGCTTGGAGGGGCGAAGGTTCCACACCTGATGCCCGGGGATTCACTGAATCTGCAGTCTGCTCAGAATACTGATAATGGATATTCCGTATTCGAACAATCACTCTTACGTTACATCGCCGCGGGACTCGGAGTTTCATACGAACAGTTATCCCGCAACTACTCACAGATGAGTTACTCCACTGCGCGCGCGAGCGCCAATGAGTCCTGGGCCTATTTCATGGGCAGACGCAAATTTATCGCCGCCCGGCAGGCGAGCATGATGTTTTTGTGCTGGCTGGAAGAGGCGATTGTACGTCGTGTCGTTACCCTGCCATCCCGCGCCCGATTCAGTTTCCAGGAGGCCAGAACAAGCTGGGCGAACTGCGACTGGATCGGCTCCGGCAGGATGGCGATTGACGGCCTGAAGGAGGTTCAGGAAGCGGTTATGCTGATTGAGGCAGGCCTCAGCACCTACGAAAAAGAATGCGCGAAGCGCGGCGATGATTATCAGGAGATCTTTGCCCAGCAGGTGCGTGAAACGATGGAACGGCGTCAGGCAGGGTTAAAACCACCTTCGTGGGCTGCCGCGGCGTTCCAGTCTGGTCTGGAGAATTCCGGTAAGGAGGAACAAGATGACGCCCGAGCTGCGTAACCTTCCACATATTGCCAGCCTGGCATTTAACGAACCGTTGCTACTTGAACCCGCCTATGCGCGGGTTTTCTTTTGCGCGCTGGCAGGGCAACTGGGTATTACCCGGCTGACTGACACCGTGTCAGGGATGACTCTGGGCGCAGAGCAAATGGCGGAACCAATGATGTTATTCGGTAACGACGAGTCCGGGCCGCGTCCGGCTCGTAGCTATCAGGTAATGAACGGCATCGCGGTATTACCGGTTGCCGGAACCCTGGTCAATAAAACTCGCTCACTCCAGCCATATTCCGGCATGACCGGGTACAACGGTGTGGTTGCCCGCCTGCAGCAGGCTATCAGCGATCCCGATGTTGATGGCATTTTACTGGATATGGATACGCCGGGCGGGATGGTCGCCGGAGCTTTTGACTGCGCCGACATTATTGCCCGGGTCCGCGATATTAAACCAGTCTGGGCGCTGGCGAACGACATGAATTGCAGCGCCGGACAGCTTATCGCCAGTGCTGCATCACGCCGGCTTGTGACGCAGACCGCAAGAACGGGGTCTATCGGTGTGATGATGGCCCACAGCAATTATGGCCAGGTGCTGAAATCTCAGGGGGTTGAGGTCACGTTAATTTACAGCGGCGACCACAAGGTTGATGGCAACCCTTACGAAAAATTGCCGAAAGACGTTCGTGAAGCTTTCCAGTCTCGCATCGATGCCACCCGGCAGATGTTTGCCGAAAAGGTGGCAGATTTTACGGGGATGTCGGTGAGGGCGGTTCTTGATACTGAGGCTGCTGTCTTCTCCGGGCAGGAGTCCATTGATCATGGGCTGGCGGACGAGCTTGTAAACAGTACAGATGCGATCGGCGTGATGCGCAGCGCGCTGGATACCAAAAAGACCATCCATATCGGAGGAATGATGAAGACAACGACGACGAATGCAGCTGCAACCCAACCAGACGCCAATGCCGCGCCGGGAGCCGATGGCGTAATTGCGACTGCTCCGGCAGCACCGGCGGCGGCTGCACCTGAACAGGATGTCAGCGCTCAGGTTTCCGCGGCGGTCTCTGCTGAGAGTGCCCGAATTATGGGGATCCTAAACTGTGAGGCCGCTAGCGGTCGGGAGGAACAGGCTCGCGCACTGGCAGAAACGCCTGGAATGACGGTTGAACATGCGCAGCGCATTCTGGCGGCGGCGCCGCAAAGCTCACAGACAAGAAGCGAAACTGCTCTGGATCGCCTGATGGAAACCGCACCAGATACCCTGGCTTCCGGAGCACCGGCTGCCAGCGAAACTGATGATTTGATGAATACCCCTGTTTAAGAGGCTCACATGGCTAACACTGAAGAATTTACTCACTACCAGCCGCTGGGTAATAGCGATCCTGCCCATACCGCATATGGCGCTGGCGCGCTGGCAGCGGCAACACCTGCAATGACTCCGTTAATGCTGGAGGCGACCGCTGGCAAACTGGTTGTATGGGACGGCGAGCATGCCGGCGCAGCATGCGGAATTCTGGCGGTTGCAGCAGACCAGAGCAGCTCGGAACTTACCTTTTACAAAACCGGGTCCTTCCGTATTGAAGATGTTCTCTGGCCGGATGCGGTCACTGACGACAGTATTAAACGTAATGCGTTTGCTGGTACCGCTATCAGCATCGTTTAACCGAATCCTTTACCACCATCATTATTCGTAAAAGCCGCATATGCGGTTTTTTTATGGGAAAAATCTATGTCAGTTTATACAACAGCCCAACTGCTGGCGGTCAATGAGAAGAAATTCAAATTCGATCCGCTTTTCCTGCGTATCTTCTTTCGTGAAAGTTATCCCTTCACGACAGAGAAGGTCTACCTGTCGCAAATTCCAGGCCTGGTCAACATGGCGTTGTATGTGTCGCCGATTGTCTCAGGGAAAGTAATTCGTTCTCGTGGCGGCAGCACGTCAGAATTTACCCCGGGCTATGTGAAGCCAAAACACGAAGTTAATCCACAAATGACCCTCCGCCGCCTGCCTGATGAAGATCCACAGAATCTGGCAGACCCTGCTTATCGCCGTCGCCGCATTATTCTTCAGAACATGAAAGATGAGGAGCTGGCGATTGCACAGGTCGAAGAGAAGCAAGCAATTGAAGCTGTGCTCTATGGGAAATACACCATGAGTGGAGAAGCATTTGAGCCAGTAGAAGTAGATATGGGGCGAAGTGCCGGCAATAACATCATTCAGGCAGGGGCGGCAGCGTGGTCTGGCCGCGATAAAAAAACCTATGATCCGACCGATGACATTGAAGCCTATGCTCTCAACGCCAGCGGTACGATCAACATTATCGTGTTCGATCCTAAGGGCTGGGCACTGTTCCGCTCTTTCGATGCCGTTAAGGAGAAGCTGGATACTCGCCGTGGCTCGAATTCGGAGCTGGAAACTGCCCTGAAAGACCTGGGTAAAGCCGTTTCTTATAAGGGCATGTATGGCGATGTGGCCATTGTGGTTTATGCCGGTCAGCTCGTTGAAAATGACGTCAAAAAAAATGCTCTGCCGGACCTGTCTATGGTACTGGGTAACACCCAGGCCCGTGGTCTGCGCACCTATGGTTGCATCCTTGATGCAGACGCCCAGCGCGAAGGTATTAACGCTTCAACCCGCTACCCAAAAAACTGGGTTCAGACAGGAGACCCTGCACGCGAGTTCACCATGATTCAGTCAGCACCGCTGATGTTGCTGGCTGATCCGGATGAGTTCGTCTCCGTAAAACTGGCCTGACGAACCTGACCATGGCCCTTCGGGGCCTTTCTAACAAAGAGGAAACTGTCATGACCAAAGAAGAGTTGATCGCCCGCCTCAGAGAGCTGAGCATCATGCTGAACCGTGATGTGAGCCTGACAGGATCAAAAGAAGAACTGGCACTCCGCGTTGCTGAGCTGGAAGAGGAGCTTGGTGATGATGCCGACGATGGTGGCGACAGCAATGAAACTGCTACCGGCAATACGGCATCCGGCGGTGAGGAGAAGGATCGCCATGCGCAGGGTAACGCATTAACTCCGGCGCCCCAGGAAAAACAATCCGCATCTGGTGATCTGGTCGCGGTGAAAACGCGCGCGACATTACACCTCGAAGCGTTGCACGCCGTAAAAAATGAAAAGGTTAGTCTTGTTTTGCCAGGAACTACCATTCGTGTCAGCGCCGGGGATGCAGAAGAGCTGATTACACGGGGACTGGCTGTCGAACCATAGCGGAGCGGACATGACCGATTTCAATAATATTTTCGATGCAGCAATATCTCTGGCTGATGAAATTATCCTCGAAAAGATGGCCGTAGTAGCTAGGGTAACCTCGGGTTTTTATAAGGGAAGTGATATTTCTGGTGTTTTCGACGATCCCGAAAATATCGGCTATGCAGGAAATGGGGTCAGGATAGAGGGGACCAGTCCTTCACTATTCGTTAAATCAGTAGCCGTCAGCGAGTTAAAACGCTTCGATTTGCTGATCGTTAATAACGCCACATACTGGGTTGATCGCTTAAGTCCGGATGATTGCGGAAGCCGTTATATCTGGCTGGGGACAGGTACACCACCTGCCAGTAACAGGAGGGGATAGACATGTCTATTCATGGGCTGGAAGAGCTGAAATTACGACTTAGTGAGATAAGCAAAACCGCAGTTCCGCGAGCGACATCCCAGGCGATCAACCGTATTGCCGGACGAGCCATAAGCAAAAGTGTATCCGTAGTTACAAAGGATACGAAAATTCCACGGAAACTTGTTCGCGGTCGAGCGCGATTACGCAAAGCAACTTCCAGAAAGCCGCAGGCTATTATCAGAGTAAATCGCGGAAACCTGCCGGCCATTAAATTGGGGCCTGCCAGCGTGAGATTGTCGCGGAGAAAACGCGATAAACGACGGGTGAGAAGTGTTTTACATGTAGGTCGTTTTCGGTTTCCTGGAGCATTCATTCAGCAGTTGGCTAATGGTCGCTGGCACGTGATGCAACGCGAGTCAAAGTCACGCTACCCAATTGATGTTGTCAAAATCCCTCTTACCACTCCCTTAACTACTGCATTTAAAAATGCAGTTCCAGCGTTGATGCAATCTGATATGCCCAAAGAAATGCAGTATGCACTGCGCAACCAGATAAGGCTGATAGTGAAACGATGAAACATTCAGATATTCGTAATGCAGTTATTGATGCCCTGAGCAGTATTGATGCGAATGCTCTGTTTGACGGTCGCCCGGCATTATTTGATGAGCAAGATTTCCCTGCTGTGGCGGTTTATCTCACAGATGCGCGGGCAACTGACAGAGAAGTTGATGGCGATATCTGGGAGGCAACATTGCATGTCGAAGTATTTCTTCCCGGGCAAGTGCCAGATTCTGAACTCGATATGTGGATGGAGTCGAAAATTTATCCAGTAATGGGGAACGTTCGGTCCCTTTCTGTACTACTGGAAACCATTTCTCCCGATGGTTTTGATTACCAGCGGGATGAAGAATTGGTCACATGGAGTTCGGCGGATCTAAAATACTCAATTACTTACGAAATGTGAGGCACTAATGGCAATACCTACACCAACAACACCGACGAAAGGCGCCGGCACTACTTTCTGGATTTATACTGGAACAGGTGATGCTTACGAAGATCCTCTTAGTGACGTAGGCTGGACCCGGACGGCTAAAATTAAGGAGATAACACCTGGCGAACTGACGGCTGAATCATATGACGATTCCTATATTGATGATGATGCGCCTGACTGGGATTCAACTGCTCAGGGCGTTAAGTCTGCCGGGCAAACAAGCGTCACACTGGCATGGAAACCAGGTGAGTCAGGCCAGCAGGATCTTGTTGACTGGTTCATGAGTGGCGATGAAAAAGCTTATAAGATTAAATACCCAAATGGCGCAGTAGATGTTTTTACTGGTTGGGTAAATAGTCTGGGTAAAACCATTGCACGGAATGAAGTTATTACCCGTAGCGCTCAAATTACCAATAAAGGGAAACCATCTCTGGCTGAAGATAACTCTTCAACTAATCCATAATAAATTTTACAGCGGTGCTCTGGCACCGTGTCGGGAAAATATAATGACTTATCTTAAAAAAGATACATTAAATCCAGATGGTGAGAATATTTCGCTGTTTGAATTGTCGGCTTATAGCCGAATGAAATATATTGAATTCATGGTTGAAGAACGAAAGTCTTTACCTACTGACGGACTCTCTTCTGAAGAAAATTTTAAACTAGCCACCTTATTGGCTATGCGCGATCAGGCCATGTTGGTTGCTTTATCCCTGAGTGAGGCAGAAGAAGAGAAGCGTGAGGGGGAAGATATTTTCCCTGAAATAATGCGAAAATATCCACCGGGATTACTTGGCGGTGCAGCCTTAATGGTTCGTAAGCTTTCAGGAATGGTCCCTCCAGTAATTAATGGATCTGAAGAAACAGAAGGAGAGGAAGCACCGGATCTGGAAAAGTCCTAACCCGCTCACGTCGCTTTGCTATGCGCTTAGCCAGAGAGTTTGGTCGACCAGACTGGCGCGTTATGCTTTCCGAAATGTCTTCCTCGGAATGGTTCGAATGGATTGAATATTACCAGGAACGTTGCTTTAGTGACGATCTTCTTGATTCACATTTCGCTAATTTAAGCTACCTCGCTGTCAGTCTTTTCACCGATCCAGACAAACATGGTATTTCCGCCCTCGATTTTAGTTTGCTTGCAACAGGCAGGGAAGTAAACGAGGACATTTCTGACGAGCAGCTAATGTCAATAGCCGAGAGTATTCCCGGAGGAGTTCGCTATGTCCCAGCCAGTGGGTGATCTGGTCGTTAAAATTGATGGTGATAGCGCAAAGTTTGATGAGGAAGTAGCTCATCTTAATAAGCAGCTGAGCGGGTTAGGCAAGGCGGCAAACGACAGTTCAGCCCAGGTGACTGCGGCATTTTCACGTCAGGAGCGCGCTGCGAAGCGCGCTGGGATCTCAATCGGGCAGTATAAAAACGCGATGCGTATGTTGCCTGCGCAGTTTACGGATGTGGCTACTCAGTTGGCTGGTGGTCAGAGCCCCTGGCTAATCATGTTGCAGCAGGGCGGGCAGGTAAAGGATTCCTTTGGTGGCTTGGTCCCGACCTTTCGTGCCTTACTGGGTTCGGTAACCCCACTGGCGCTTGGTATCACTGCATTGACCGCAGCTGGTGCGGGAATGGGGTATATCTATTATAAAGGATCGTCAACACTTTCAGATTTCAATAAAACGCTGACGTTATCTGGCAATTCTGCGGGCCTGACTACCGACAGAATGCTGGTACTGGCAAAATCGGGCCAGCAGGCCGGACTTACCTTTGATCAAACCAGTGACTCTCTTACGGCATTAATTAATGCGGGTGTTGGTGCCGGAGCCCGTTTTGATGAATTAAGCCAGTCAGTTGCAAAGTTTATTGCAGTATCAGGAGTCCCTGTTGAAAAGGTTGCGGAAGCGTTCGGGAAACTGGCGAATGATCCGACATCCGGCCTAATTGCGATGGCGCAACAGTTTCATAATGTGACAGCCGAGCAGATTGATTATGTTGCTCAATTGCAGCGTTCGGGAGATGAAGCAGCCGCACTGCAGGCGGCTAATGATGCGGCGACGAAGGGATTTAATGCCCAGACTCAGAGCTTAATCGATAACATGGGTACGATTGAGCGCTCTGCTGATTCGTTGAAACGTGCGTTTAAATCCATGTGGGATGCTGCACTCGATCTCGGTCGGCCTGATACTGCTGGTGAGATTGCAAGTAAAGCAGAAGCAGCTTTTAAACGAGCTGATGAAATATGGAATCTCAGGAAAAATGACCGTTATGTAAACGATGAAGCCAAAGCTCGATTCTGGAACGACCGGGAGTCGGCCCGTCTGGCCCTTGATATGGCGCAGCAGCAGGCTGGTATTGCCAAAGCCAGCGTGGCTGCGGCAGAAAAGGAAGCAGAGGCAGAATCTGATAAACAGAAATATGCGGCCCAGGCGCAGGCAAATTATGCTAAATCGCAGACCGCTCTTGAAAAATATACTGCCCGTCAGAATGAATTAAATAAGGCACTGAAAGAAGGACATATCCTTCAGGCCGATTACGCCATTAATATGGCTGCGGCAAAAAAAGAATATGAGTCCTCCTTAAAAAAAACGCCTAAATCAAAAGGTTTCAAGGTCTCAGCTGGCGATCGTTCTTCTGATCAGGCAAATGCTGAAACCCTGCAGCTGATGTCCGAGCTAAAAGTGTTGCAGCAGCATAAGGAATTGAACGACACAATCAGTGCTGAGCGGAAAAAACTTCGGAAACTTGAAGCTGATTTCTCAGTACTTGAGGAGGCATCGAAAACCCGTGCGCTGAGTAAAGATGAACAGTCTTTGCTTGCCAGCAAGGATAAAGTCCTAGCCCAAGCTGAAGTTAATGCAAAACTCGGCGATCAGATCGTCGCCCAGGAACGTTTAAACAAGCTTCAGGACAATTCGTTAAAATACGTTACTCAGATGCAGGAAAAAACAGCGGCTCTGACAAATAGTGCCGGACTGGGTGATCGGGATAGTCAACGTAATCTCGAAAGAGCACAGTTACGTCAGGGATGGAAAAATCAGGGCGGTAGTCTGGAGGACGGAGGTTACAAAAAAGAGCTAGAAGCTCTAGAGGGATACTATGCTGCTCAGGATGAAATGCGAGGTAACTGGCTGGCCGGTGTCGAGTCTTCATGGCAAAACTATGCTGATATGGCCACCAACTATAACCAGATTGCTGCGGATACGACTAATACTGCGTTGAGCGGAGTGACGAGTAATCTCCAGCAGGGGCTATATGATCTTACCACGCAGTCAGAAGATGCTGGCGATGCCCTTAGCAACATGGTTGAAGGTTTTGGTAAGACGGTTATTCAGACTCTGGCCCAGATGGCTGCACAGTGGCTGGTCTATCAGGGTATTCAGCTCCTAGTTGGAAAAACAACTCAGGCCTCCGCTGTTACTCCCTTAATTGCCAACGCTCAGGCTATGGCATTGCAGGCGCAAATTGCCGCTTACGCTTCAACAGCAGCAATACCAATTGTTGGACCAGCACTTGCTCCCGCGGCAATGGCAGCGGCTGCAGGCGTCACTGCCCCCCTCGTTGCTGCTATCTCTGCATCGGCTTTAGCTGGTATGGCTCACGATGGTATCGACAAAATCCCGGAAACGGGAACCTGGTTATTGAAAAAGGGAGAACGCGTAACTACTGCGGGCACATCTGCAAAACTGGATGCCACGTTAGACCAGGTTCGCCAGCAAAGGACAGCAAGTAGTGGGTCGGTTGTTGCTGAATTCCATAATACCTTCACAGGAAAACCTGACGATACCACTATGCAGATGGTTAACCAGCAAATGCGGGCATCTGAAAAAAGGCTTAAGCAGTACTTTACTTCTCAGGTACAGAATCCAAGTGAAAATTACGGTCGTGCACTTAAAGCCGTCTATCCGGGGAGGCGTATGAAATAATGTCAGATATTTATTATCCACATGATTATATACCCGGCCCGACATACGATAATTATGGATTTGAATCGACTGATCCTATGGTTCGTACCGACAGAGTGGGGGGGCTTGCCAGGCAGCGTAGAAGATATACATCAGTACCAACTAATAATACTGTTGTATGGCAATTTAAAAGTGATGCGCATGCACAAGTATTTGAATCGTGGTATAGAGACGTTTTGACTGATGGTGCAGCATGGTTTTACATGAAATGTAAAACTCCAGTTGGACTGAGGTTTTTTAAATGTCGGTTTAATGGGGTGTATAAAGGACCATCTTATATTAAACCAGGACTGTGGCGTTATTCTGCAACCCTTGAATTAAGGGAGCGACCACTTGCCCCTGTCGGTTGGGGATATTATCCAGAATGGCTGGCCGGGCAATCTCTCCTTGATATTGCACTGAATAAGGAGTGGCCTAAACATGACGGTAATTAACCGGCTGTATGCGTCATCCGGTCCAGAAGCCATTATTGGCACACTTCAGATTAATGTGGGTGAGCAGTCGTATTATTTGTGTGAAGGTTATGAGGATATAACCGCAATGACCGAGGATGGTGCGGAGGTAAAGTTTTTTGCCTGCGCAATATCATTCTCTCTTCCGGCAAGGAACGATGATGGTACACAGGATCTGAAGTTTTCTTTGTGCAATATCGATGGTGTTGTTTCTACAGCTATACGTGAGGCCGCCGATGCCTTAAAGGAAGGTACCATAATTTTTCGGAAATATATTTCCACTGATCTTTCGTCACCCGCTGAACCGCCATCTGTGATGCCGATTAATGGCGGTTCCTGGAAACCGGTAGTCGTTAACATTACAGCTGGCTTTAAAAACGTCCTTGATTATGCCTGGCCTCGCAACCGCTTCACTTTGCCTTATTTCCCTGGTCTCCGTTACACGCGATAGGTATCCCATGCTGAATATTGATAAATATCTGGCTGTCCGCTGGCAGATGGGCGGACGGGTTTTTCCTGTGCTTGATTGCTACGGGGTTGTTCATGAAGTGCGGCGCGATCTCGGACTCACTGACTGGCCCGCTTTTGAAGGTGTGGTAAAAGAGGGCGATGAAATGCACACCGCTTGCAATAACTTCCGTCCAAACGTTGTTCGATGCGCTCCCTGCTCTGGTGCGGTTGCCGCCTGCTATACGGGAGGAGTAATCGGTCATCTCGGTGTCGTGGTGGAGCTGGGCGGCCTGCTGTATGTGATGGAGTGCAATCCCCGCCGTAACGTGACGATCCTGCCGTTGACGCGCTTTGAGAAGCAGTATCTGAAAGTGGAGTATTACCTGTGACTATTCGTGTATACCCATCCCGTTTACCGGGCGAACCGCTGGAAACGCATCAGCATCGGGTCATGACAGTTCACGACTGGATGTCTGAAAATGTAGAAAATTATCGTCCAGATATGCGGCAAAGGGTTGCCTTTGAGGTCAACAACGTCTCCATACCTCCGCAGGAATGGCCGTTCTGTGTAATTAATCCTGATAGTGATGTAAGGGTTTATCCGATACCTGGTGAAGCCGTGTCGGGTTCGGTTATCGCCGCCTGGGTCGCTGCGGCCGTTGCTGCTGCATCAGCTATTTACGCCATCGTTATGATGTCTCAAATGGACAAAGGGGGGTATTCCTCCAGTAATGGTACGTCCCTTGATCTCAATCCGGCAAAGGCCAATCAGGCAAAATTAGGTGATCCTATTCGTGAGGTGCTTGGTCGCTCACGGATATATCCCGATTATGTCGTGCAGCCGGTAACCCGGTTTCATCCTGACGATCCAACCCGCATGACCGTAGAGATGATGTTATGCCTGGGCATGGGGAATTTCGCTTTTACAAATGGCGATATTCGCGTAGGCGCCACGCCAGTCACAGCCCTCGGCGATTCATTCTCTTATAACGTTTATTCTCCCGGTGCGGATGTCTCAGGCGATCGCCGTAGTGAAAACTGGTTCAACAGCACAGAGGTTGGCGGGACATCAAGCGGTTCAGGTCTGGATATGGCCCAGACATCACCCGATTCTGTTGATATTAATGCCGACAGTATGGCAGTTTCTGGCGCCACGGTGACCTTCAACGGACTTGATGATGATAATGACGACGACGATGATGGTAATGCCTTGCCGGAATCGTGGGTGACCGGAGCCATTGTAACTATCATTGCCCCGGCAAATTATCTTGTTTCAACATCATCAGGTTATAGCGTTCTGACCGGTGATAGTCTGGCGGAAATCAATCCAGTTTCTGGCATGGCCGTTACGCTGGCGATTGGTGGTTCAGAGTATGATCTGGTAATCGCTTCTTATACACCGAAACAGGATGCTGTTCCTGGTGTCGGGGGAACGACTGCGGCGTTGCGTGGGAATGCTGCGCCGACCACTTACGATTTCTCAGTAACAGGCCAGACGTTTACCCTGACGTGGCATGCGACTACGTATACCGTTTCGCTGGTAGCGAACTACGGAACTATGTCCGGGTTGCTCGCGGCGATTAACGGCGGGCTGACCGGGTCGGGGTTGGTCGCCCATGATGACGGCGGCGTGGTGCGCATTGTTGAGATATCGAGTCCGTGGCGTGGTGGCTCCATCACATCATCATCACTTCCGGTATCTGTCTTCGGGGATAACCCTGATTTTACGTCAGGCACGGCATCAAGCGGGGGCAGCCCTGCGATTACGTCTAATGTCACCCTCGCATATGGAAGCGCTGTAGGCACAGCTTTCTCTGGAATTCCTGAAGGTACGCAGCGCCTTTCCTTGGCTCACCGCGGTAACGAGTACCGGATTGCTGATGCTGACGGCACGACGGCAACGGTTCAGCGTGTGATTGAAGGAGTGGTTGATCCATCATGGCTCGGTTTCTTGCAGCGCACGATGATCGACTACCAGGCTACCGGTATAAACGACAACGATACCTGGCTGGGGCCTTTTCTTGTATGCCCGGAAAATGAAGTGGTGGATGCCTTCGAAGTGAATTTCTCGTTTCCGTCGGGCATCTGTGGGTTTGACAGCAAAGGCAAAAAGCGGATCAGGCACTGTGAGTGGGAAATACAATACCGGGTGTATGGTGCTGGTGCTGGATGGACGAGTAAACAAGGCGTCTATGCTCTGCAAAACGTTAATGGACTCGGCTTTACTGAGCGGGTTGATCTTTCTGTACCGGGCTTGGTTGAAGTGAGATGCAGAAGACGTAATGAGCAGGGCAGCAATAATGCCCGCGATTCAATGTACTGGCAGGCGCTGCGTGGGAGGCTACTGGCGCGACCTTCTTCTTATGCCGGCGTCACCCTCATGGGGGCTACGGTCGAGACAGGAGGAAAACTGGCGGCGCAGTCAGATCGACGTGTAAACGTTGTAGCCACCCGGATTTATGATTCCGGCACATCCCGTAGCATTTCAGGCGCGCTTTATCATGTCGGGCGATCGCTGGGTCTTGAAATGGACTCGGCGGCAATTGACGCGCTCGAAAGCGCCTGGTGGACGCCCGACGGTGAAACGTTTGATTTTGCGACAGGTGACAGTATATCAGCGCTGGAAATGTTGCAGAAAATTGCGAATGCCGGAAAGGGGTATTTCCTGCTGAATACTCAAGGTTTAGCGTCCGTCGGGAGGGAAGGAATTAAGCCATGGACTGGTGCCATTACCCCACATGAAATGGTAGAAGAACTCCAGACAGATTTCAGTGCCCCTAACGACGATGATTATGACGGCGTTGACGTGACCTACATCAATGGCGCGACATGGGCAGAGGAAACCGTACAGTGCCGGACGCCGGATAATCCGACCCCTGTAAAAACAGAGGCGTTTACCCTCGATGGTGTCCTTGATCAGAATCGTGCTTATCAGATCGGCATGCGGCGGCTGATGAAATACCGCCTGCAGAGACTGGTTCACAAGACCACAACGGAAATGGACGCGCTTTGCTATAACGTTGGCGATCGCATTGTACTGACTGATGATATTCCCGGTAGTAACACCATCTCGTGTCTAATTGACGCGATGACAACAGTTGATGGAATGACAACGTTTAGTGTTTCTGAGCCTTTAGACTGGTCATTCGCAAATCCACGGGTATACATCAGGTACCAGGACGGGACAGCTTCGGGACTGCTGGAAGCCTCTCCGGGTGGTGACTATCAGGTCTTAGTGCCGTATCAGCTTGAGTTCGAAGGGATTCAGATTGATGATCCTATCATCGAACCGCCGCGGTTAATCTTCTGCAGTTCAGAGAAGGATGTGTATCACGCCATTGTGGCGGAAGTTGCCCCGCAGGATGACGGCACATGTGAGGTAACTGCCCGGCAATATCGTGACGAATTCTACGCATACGACGACGCCACATACCCCGGCGACGTCGCGTAATACCCCATAAAAACCCCTTATTAACTCTTTTCGCTCAAACCCTCGTTTGCGCGAACGCCTTTTTTGGAGCAAAAAACATGGCCTTTAACCCGGAGCTGGGGAGTACTTCTCCGGCGGTGCTGCTCGATAATGCCGAGCGCCTGGATAAGCTGGTGAACTCGGACGCTCTCACCGTGCCTGATCGCGCGGGTGTTGATCTGGATACCTGGCGCGGATTCATGGCGAAAAATGACGAGATTCGTCAGAACCTTGTGCCATTGAGTAAGCAGTACATGACGCCTGAGGCGGCCCAGGCCGATATCCTCAATATTCCGGATGGCAGCACCACTTATGTGCGCAGTTCTGATGATGCTTATCTGGCTGTTGAATACAAGAACACGGGTGGAACGTTAGAGGCTACCGGGCGCAGGATGATTTCAGCGGGATATGTTGACGCGTTGAGGGATTTAGTTACCACCGAACTGGCGAAGATTATGGCCTTCGGTGCCGCGCAGACAACCGATGCTTATCCGGACATTGCCGGGCTGATTCTTGATAGTGTAGGGAACGCCGTTTATCGCCGTTACGCCGATGGCACGAGCCAGTTTCCGGCACTGATGATTGGTTCAGGGATTGAGCTTGTGCAAATGACGGGCGGAGGGTTTGTCTGCCAGATGCGCGCCACCGGAGAAGAAATATTTAATATTTCCGCAATGGGAAACCTGACACATGGCAGCGTGACCACATGGTTTGATGATGATGAAAGTGTCAGTGATTATGCTGAAATACACATGGATCCACAGGGCCGAATTTACCGAAGAGTGCGCAGGGATGGTACTGAGGAGCGGGTCGGCGATGAAACGCCTGATGACGATGCATCTGAATACCCCATGGTTGTATCAGTGGATGGAAACATTATTGCAGTAAACGGCTACAACGTTACTCAGATAACGAACGACGCCGGAGTTTCAAATATTGCTCCTGTAGCATTTGCTAAATTTATTCGTTTTCTGTCCAACATTAGCGGCAGCTATCTGACGAATCGCTCTACTTATGACGGGAATTACCGGGCGCGAGAGTCATTGCGCTTTCTTGTTCACCTGATTATAACTGGGCAGTCTCTTGCTGCAGGCGGCTCAACGCAAACACAAAGCCCTGTAACGACAACAGCGCAGGCGGATTACGGCATACTCGCGTTTAAGACCGGCCCGAAAGTCGATTTTAAGTATGACACGCTGAATGAATCGCTCCTTGAAGCTGTCATCCCATGCCGGGAGAATGCTGGAACGCGGCCTGGACAGGAGTCGCCATCAAGCGGTATGGCTTTTAAAATTCATGATCTCACCGGGCATACGGTTCTGGTTTCCGATGCGTGCTCATCCGGCACTGCAATCGAAGACATTTCATCCGGTTCAGCGACTTTTACCGGTGCAACGAAAATGATTCAGTCAGCTGTAGCCATGGCTGAAAAGCTGGGTATGCAGTATGTTCCCGTAATGGTGCTTATCCACGGCAACCAGAATGCGGCAGCAGGCACATCAATCTCCAGTTATCGCACAGCAATGGAGACGCTCCGCGCGCACTATGAATCAGTCATTAACGCCGCAACAGGCGAAACGCAGTCCCTGCATATGTTTGTCGGCCAGCTATCTAATACCATTCCATACGGCGGAACTGCCGGCTCGACCAAAACCAATAACATCGGCATTGCGCAGTACCAGGAGGCGCGTGATAACGCATTAATTCATCTCGCCAGCGCACAATATGCCCGCCCGTATTCAGACGGGGAGCATCTGACCAGCGCAGGGTATCGGACTGAAGGCGAGGTTATTGGCTCGGTGGTAGGTGGGTGGCTGAATGACAGTGCAAAATCCTCGCTTGTGCCGATAGAGTCGGATGTTGTGCAGTCAGGAACCACGATCACTATCCCGGTGGCGGGTTGTGTTGGTGATCTCGTGATTGACACCGCGAGGGTTACCGACCCCGGCAACTACGGATTTGTCCTGACCGGGGCCACTATTGCTTCGGTAGCCGTCAGCGGTAGCGGGACAGCAGCCAAAATAGTTATCACAAAGGCCGATTCTACCGCTGCGACAGCGCTATCTTATGCAAGCCAGGGGATTGCGGGTCAAAACCCTGGACCCGTTACTGGTTCGCGGGGGTGCATTCGTGACTCTCAGTCTGGATCATCACTATCCGGCCTGCCTCTCTATAACGACCTTTGCGTTTTCTCCATCCAGCTTTAAAGGACTGTAAATCATGACTACCCGCTTTTATGTTGATAACGGCGTGACAGCCACGCGTTACCTGGACACTTACCCGTATCCGAACGACATCACCCAACTTCCGGCGCTAATAACGGGAATTATCCTGCAGGCTGATTTTGACGTAAACGACACCGCATCATTAACCCGAAACCGGGTTGGGGCTGCCTTGTCCGTTGTTGGCTCTCCTGCTCTGGGTGATTACGGCGTCAGCCTTACTGAGGCTAACCACCTTGATACGAACATCGACATAGCAGCATATAACGGCAGCGATCTGACAATGGTGACAATAGCCGTCCATCCAGGGGTAATTGGGGCGGTTGTGGGACGCGCACAAATGAATGCCCCTCAGCGCTCGCGTGCCGCACAGACTACAGCTACAGGATGGCAGGCAAAATGGCTGACGGCTTCCGGAGCGGCGCAGCAGGCAATTATTGTTCCGTCCAGTGCAGCGGTCGATGGTGAAATGGCTGTCAGTCGGTTTGTGCGAGACAACGGTAGCGGATCAATGCTGACTAAGCTTGATCTGCCACGCACATCACAGTCAGCAACCGGCACCGCTGCGACGGCTCCTTATGCTGTACCTTCGTCAAACATTCTGCTGGGCGGTTCGGTTGAAGGGGCCACGACAGCGACTATCTTTATGCGGGCGTGTCTGATTGTGTCCAGGTCAATTACGAATACTGAAATGGCAACTATTTACACCTGTTACAAAAACTACTATCAGTTGAAAGGTAAAACTATTTAAGGGGGGCGTATGGCTGGCTATATTGCCGATTATCAGGCAACTAAAAATGGACAGGTAATTTATTCTGGAACACTGGCGGTTGAGTCAGAAGGAAGTGACTCCGCAATAAAGATGGCCGTTACTGCAGAGCTGAATGCAATTCATATAAAATATGGTGGAGGTATTCCGAATAACGTGACTGTTAACTCATGGCTGGAAATTGAATCAAACATAAAATAGTTTATATTCATGATATTGAATTGAAGGTGAATATAATTGCTGCTGACATATTTATGCCAGCAGCAAAGTGATTAAAGACTCGCTTTCCAGCAGTACAGACCGCCGTGATCGTATGTCGATGCACCGTTACCCAGACCTTCATACAAATCGGAACGGTCAAAGGAAAGCATGAAAAGCTCTGTTTCATCTCCATTGGTGAACGGGACCAGCGTGCACCATGGCCCGGTTGTGTTCGGAGCCAGATACACATCCTGCACAAACTCACCCAGGAACGTCAGACCTGCCTCATACTTGCGCAGATGCATCCGGTTGGCCGTTCCCCCGCTTGTCAGATAGACCGTTTCTCCGAAATGCACAAACTGGTTGCCTGTATCGCGCACGCCAGCAGGGACTTCAGCTGTCGTATATTCCTGAACAATGCCGTCGTACAGCGTCGGGCTCCGGAAGGTTTTGCATCCGCTGGAAATGGTGTTTCCCGTCATCACCCACTGGCTGCTCGAAGCTTCATAGTAGAAATCAATATCCTCCACGTAGCTTGCCCCGATCCCGAAAAAACTGCCGTTGGCGTTCTTCAGTTGCACGGAGTTTCTGACGATGATCACGCCGCCCTGCAGCAGGTCCTGTTTCGTCTCAAAGTACAGTTTTGGGCGGTTGTTATCGGCCAGCCCTTTCCCCTGATAGTCCATACCGCAAGAGATGCCCTTCCAGCTCTGACTGTTCCGGTCATATACCGCCTTGATACTGTCATCACCCAGCACGACATCCTCGTCGGTTCCGTCAGTCCGCACCTGGAAAATCGCGCCCACCATCTGCACTTCACCACTGTTGAAGTTGATACGAACTATCTGAGTGTACAGGTCGGAGATAGTGGTCCCTGTTCCCTCAACGAGAAAATAAAGGCAGTTACCGCGCTGAATAAACGTACCGTCTTCATAGGTCAGAAAGCGAATGGAGACGGAATTCGCCCCGCTGGCAATTCGGTTTGAAAAACCACTAAAGACAGCAACATCACTGGCCGAATATGCATCCGTTTGTGCGAACACGTACGTTTTCCACGTGTCCAGGTATTCCAGCCTGCGGGCATCAAAGATGGCATAGTGCTCATAGCGGCCAATCCATTTCCACGTCCCGTCAGCGTTCACTTTTTTCAGCAGCAGTGACACCCCGGTATTTTGCACCTGAAGCACTGCGCCGGTCATATCCGAACCGGTGAACGTGGTGGTATCAAGCAGACTCCCTGCGGCATAGATTTCACAGATAACCTGGCTGTTCGAGACGCGGACCGAAACACTGTTCTGCTGGTCAACATCCGCGAACATTATCCCCATCGTGGCATTGCCTGCCAGCCTGTCGATCGCAATCTCACTGGTTGCAAAGGGCATATAGCGGTCCGCGAACATCACCACCCGGCCATTTGCTGTCGGGTTACGGAAAGAGACCTTTCCTGCTGACCAGGAATAAGCAAACACATTCCCGGCAGTGATATCGTAAATATTGCTCTGCAGATTCCAGGGATTGTTTTCCAGGTCCATGAAAGAGAGCATGAACGAGTCAGCGGCATTGTAAAAATCCCGGCGGGCCCACTGCTTAGTGAAAGTGTATTCCAGAGGGTGGCTGAAACTGTCGAAGTCAGGCGTCTTTTCAGGCAGCCCGGATAAATCGACATGAAAAGGCGCGTTGAAAACTTTTGCTTTTTCCTGACTGCTTCGCGAGGACTGCTCAATCATGGCGGATACGTCATTGACTCTGGCGACCTGATTGGGATAAATCTTCCTGACGGCGTATACGGGATCGGTTGTTTTTCTGACGCGCACCGCAACGTAACCGTCCTGTGTGGCCACTCCGCGATACGTTGCCGTCACATATCCGCCGCCCGATTTGAAGGTGAAGAGGTCCGACACCCACCCCTTATCCGCGTCACATTGCATGATATAGGCGATAAGTTCTCCGACGGTGGCGGAGCCGTACTGCCCGTACATCTCGACAGAGTCGCCTTTTCGCACCGGGATATAATACATCCGCCAGGCACTGTAAGCAGAGCCGGAGACGATATTACCACCGCTGTACATCACTGAGTTATCAGCAATGACTGATGCCACGCTGGTATAATCGATGGTTTTTACCGGCCCTCTGAGGTCTGATGCAAAAGCTTTATCCTGAGACGTCCGTGTTATGGTTGCCGCGGGTGTGGTGACGCGTACGCGCACGTAAACGAAACCATCCTGGGTTGCCACGCCGGACATTACGCCGTTACTGGTGACACCCGGTGACGTGTAAGTGGCAAGATTTGCCACCACCGCCATTGCCGCATCCAGCTGAATGATATAAGCAATAACTTCGCCTGCCGTGCCGGAGCCGATTTGCCCGAAATAGCGCACGATATCCCCCGCGCGAACAGGAACATACGCTGCTTTCCAGTTCTCACCTGCGGTGTCAGAAATCAGTCCGCCTGAGTATATAACCCGCCCCGTGATAGTGTATGTATCCGGTGCACTGGTCACGTCCAGAGTTGTTCTGTTAGCCGCAACAATATCGGCCGGGTTCATTACAGCGTATACGTTGGCGGGCAGGGAAAACAGTTGCGTTGTCTTTGTGATGGCTGCTGCCGGATCAGTCACACGCACCCGGACATAAACAAAACCATCCTGTGCGGCGACACCAGTCATAACACCAGCGCTGGACGAGCCGGGCGAAGTATAGGTGGCGAGTGGCGCCACAAATTTCATCGCACTGTCGAGCTGGATGATATAAGCCAGTACCTGGCCCGAAGTGCCGGAGCCGATTTGGCCGTGATACTGAATAACCTCTCCTGCTTTCACGGGCAGATAAGCTGCTTTCCAGCTATCTCCTGCGTTGTCCACCACCGAACCATCCGCTGACATGACACGCCCAATAATATATGTGGTGGTTGAAGCATTAGTGACATCCGTAGTCACGCGGTTGGCCGCATTCACAGACGTTACAGTTCTGACGCCGAATACATCTGCGCCGGGTGTGAACCGCTCTCTGCTCTGATAAATCGCCGCTTCCGGCGTGGTCACCCGTACACGGAAGTAAGCGAAACCGTCCTGGGTTGCCACGCCCGATAAAACACCTGTCTTTTGGACTCCTTCCGACGAATAAGTCGCCAGATTTCCCACCACATTAAGGCTGGCGTCGAGCTGAATTATGTACGCCATTAGCTCGCCGGGTGTGGCACTGCCAATCTCACCGTGATATTCGAGAACATCCCCCTTTTTCACGGGAACGTAAGCGGCACGCCATGACTCTCCGGCCGCATCTGTGCGGGTACCATCGGCATAAATCACCCGCCCGGTCACCCATGCAGTACTCTGAGATGAAGTAATATCGACAAGCGGTTTATTCGCCAGCACGTTCTGATAGCTGGCATAGCTCGCCACACCACCACTGAAGTCAATATCGGATTCAACCAGAATCGTTTTTTTGCGCTGCGTCAGGGTGAATTCTGCCGTATCCCTCACCCGGACGTAAATATACCCGTCCTGAGTCGCAACCGCTGACAGCGTGGCTTTATCCGTTACATTCCCGGTTGATGTCCACTCAGCCAGAGATGCCACGAATGCTTTGTTGGCGTCCAGCTGGATAAGATACGCCATCTGTTCGCCAGCGGTGTTAGAGCCTACCGTCCCGCTATAGGTGACTGTCTCGCCCGCCCTGACTTTCAGATACCAGGCATTCCACGTAGGGCTCGATGCAGTAGAGCCATCAGCATATATCACCAGCCCGGCAACAATTTCCGCATCGCTTTTAGCATCCCCTGTAATGTATCCCGTTTTCAGAGCGCTCATCGACGGCATAGCTCTGCCCGTAGCCGCCAGCGTGCCACCGTTATTAATATACTCATCCGCCAGTGTGCCGCCATCAGGGCTGCGTACATAGGTTGTTGAGCCATCCGGGATGTTTGCAATATCAGCCTGAGCCGCTTCAAGCGTCATGTACTGCTTACTCAGCGGAATGATGTTCTGTCGGACCTCATCATTTTTCGCCATCAGTCCGCGCCAGGTATCCAGATCAACGCCAGCGCGATCTGGTTCGGTCAGCGCATCACCATTCACCAGCTTATCCAGGCGCTCGGCGTTATCGAGCAGCACCGCCGGAGATGTGCTCCCCAGCGCCGGGTCAAATCCAGCCATGTTTTTTGCTCCAAAAAAGGCGTTCGCGCAAACGAGGGTTTGAGCGAAAGACCGGAGCTTTTTACAATCAGCTATTTCAAAGGGTTACATCATGCTGATTGGTTATGCGAGGGTATCAACCGGGGATCAAAACCTCGATTTACAGAAAAATGCGCTGATCCGCGCAGAATGTGAGCTGGTTTTCGAAGATACGGCCAGCGGAAAGAATGCCAGACGACCAGGGTTAAAGCGTGCGCTGCGGCGGCTGCGACCGGGTGATGTGCTGGTGGTCTGGAAGCTGGACAGGTTAGGGCGCAGCGTGCGTGACCTGATCACTCTGGTATCGGAGCTGCAGGCGCGCGGGGTAAATTTCCGGAGTCTGACTGATTCGATCGATACCAGCACAGCCGCCGGCCGCTTTTTCTTCCACGTAATGAGCGCTCTGGCGGAGATGGAGCGAGAATTAATAGTGGAGAGGACACGCGCAGGGCTGGCGGCGGCAAGAGAGCAGGGGCGCATCGGTGGCCGCCGCCGGATAATGACAACCGAAGTTGTGGAACACTGCCGCCGGATGCTGGAGAACGGAGCTACACGCCAACAGATAGCTGATGTGATCGGCGTAGGGGTGAAGACTATTTATAAATATTTCCACGTTAATAAAATGGTTTAATATGTTACCTATCTATCATCGACTCAAGGGGGGCGAGTGAGAAAGATATTGTTGTTTGGTGCTGGCTATTCAGGGGATGCCTATTTTGAAGATCATGACGGTGGTAAAGCTGTGTATGTGCCTGCTGCATGGAATTCTCCACGGTCTGATTTCCCTTGTGAATTTTGGGTGACGGGATGTGTGATTCGAGGCGAATTATCCTATATAGGGGTTCATGGCGAGGAACCTGATGAGCTGACGATTCAGGAAGCCTTTGAGGAGATTTACAGAGCAAAGCCCCAAAGAAAGGTTAATCCAGCCCCAAAACCTTGCCAGGTTAACTTCAATGATCCTCGGCGAAAATCATATTCTGAATCTCATGCTACTGAAGAGGTTGAAGTTTTAGTTTTTGGAGAAGGGTGGGATGGTCAAACACTTTTCGTGGAGCCATACTGGTGCCTGTATCTTGCTACTCGGGATAACCCGATGAAGGTCAAGACATTTAGACTTGAGTATTATTCTAGATCAGGGGTGAGCGCTCCTTATATGTTGGCTTTGCGCGGAGAACGCCCATCGAGAGAGATAGTCGATGGAGCTATAGAACGGCTATAAGTATCACATCAGAATCCAGAAAAAGGAAATGCTATGCGCCATCCCGTACCCGCGCAGTCTGATGCGCCTGAAACACTAGATCTTTGCCAAAAAATTGTTCCAAATGTAAATCCTGAATGGGTTAAAAGTGATCCTTTCCCGGGGGCGGAAGAAAATGACTGCTTTATTAATGTTGAACGGACCATTGAAAAGAATGGTGGTAGGGCTGTTAACGGCTGGACTATCTGGCAGGTTCCGGGAGTGTTTATTGAGGCAGAGTTTCATTGCGTTTGGGAGAAAGAATCAGGAGTCATGCTTAATGTCACTCCGTACCCTAATCGACCGGACAGAATATTATTTCTCCCTGATCATACCCGCGTTTACACAGGCAAGCAGTTAGACAATGTCCGTCAGGCCCTTGTCAATGATCCCGATGTGATCAGGTGGTTGTACCTTGCCAGAAGACGTTTTGAAATTCTAAATACCGGTGACCTTGCTAACCAGTACGGGCAAATTGAATTACCGCCAAAATTATCCAAAGAGTTTGACAAAATTATAACTGAGACACAGAGGCTCTATTCCCGACTGCAACGTCGATATTCTTAG